TATTATGCCGATAGTGTTCCTCCCCTAAATGTAAATGCTGGTGATGAATGGCTTGATATTGGTACAGGTAAGATGTACAAGTATATCGATGATGGCAATAGCATACAGTGGGTAAATATTTATTGACTTATTGACTCTTTCGCTTATAATAAAGCAAAAGAGGTGCAACATTATACTCCTAGATAACAACCAAATAATTCTTGCCAGTATCTTTCAGTCGATGAAAGATTACCCCGAACTGAATGAAGAATATATTCGCCATATGGTTCTGAATACTTATCGTAAGTATAATTCAGAATTCCGTGGTGAGTATGGACAACTTGTAATCTGCAATGATTCAAGCAACTGTTGGCGCAAAAAGATTTTCCCACAGTACAAGCAAAACAGAAAAAAGAATCAGAGCAATTCTGATATGGATTGGGATGCAATTTACGATAGTCTCCATAAGATTCGTTCGGAGATTCGTGAAGTGTTCCCATACAAGAGCATCACGGTGGAGACAACCGAAGCCGATGATATCATCTTTGTTCTTGCGAAGCACTTTCACAAGATAGAGAAGATTCTGATTCTATCGAATGATAAAGATTTTATGCAACTTGGCGTATTTGAAAATGTTTTTCAATATAGTCCATTGAAGAAGTCTTATATCAGCACGGACAATCCAAAGATGTTCTTGTTAGAACACATTGCCCGTGGGGATTCCTCAGACGGAGTTCCAAATATTCTTTCTGATGACGATACTTTTGTAAACGAAGATAAGTCACAGAAGAGACTTACAACTAAGGTTATGTCTAAAGTTATGGATGACATCGTGAATAACCGCATTCAGGAGTTACCATTCTATGACAGAAACAAGTCTATTATTGATCTATCTTGCATCCCTGTGGATTTGGAGCAAACGATCCTTAATGAATTTGAAAAGCCAATTGCTGGCTCAAAAGCAAAAGTTATGTCATATATGATTGAAAAGAAACTAAAGAATCTATTGGAGAATATCGAGGATTTTTAAATGTCAGAATACTATAAAGGAAGAGAACCAGACAATCGTGACTTTAAGCGCACAGTCAAAAAGACTCGCGTAAAGAAAACCCGTGGACAACGACATGATACCAAGAGAATCATGGATGATTTTAAGCACGGAAATGTTGACATTGATGATATTATGGATAGAATGCAAGACGAGGAATAAATGACTACTTCTACAACTATGAAAATTTCTAAGCAGACACTAACAATTCTAAAGAATTTTACTTCGATCAACTCCAATCTTCTTGTCAAGCCAGGCAACAAGATTGCTACCGTTGCTCCCGCCAAGAATGTCATGGCAGAAGCAACCGTTGATGAGAAGTTTGATACCGAGTTCGGTATTTGGGACATGAATAAGTTCCTTGGCACAGTTTCGCTGTTCAAGGACGCTGAGTTTGAGTTTGAGGATAAGTATGTTACCATCTCTGGTGGTAATGGATCAAAGGTTAAGTATTACTACTCTGAACCAAAGTTGCTGACTGTTCCAACGAAGTCAATCAACATGCCAGAGTCAGTAGTTAACTTTGATCTAACTGAGAGCATGTTCGATGAACTCGTTCGTGCCTCTTCAGTTCTACAACTTCCCCATCTCTCCGTTACAACAGATGGCAAGAAGATCATTGGTGTTGTTTGCGACAAGAATGATCCAACCTGCAATCAGTTTAGCGTAACTCTTGGTGATCATAAGGGGGATGCAGATTTCTCATTCGATTTCCGTATTGAGAATCTAAAGTTCCTACCCGGAGAATATGAAGTTAAGATCGCCAAGTCGGTTATCAGCCAATTCACTCACAAGGATCTTTCTTTGAAGTATTGGGTTGCTCTTGAGTCATCAAGTCAATACAATAACTAAAGGAAACCAGTGAGTTCAAAAAGGACGATTGGGTTTCCAGTCGTCTTTTTTATTGGAGTTTATTATGAGCGAAATCAATCTATTTGTTGAAAAATATCGTCCGAAGACAATCGATGAGTGTATTCTTCCTGAGTCTCTAAAGAAGACTTTCAAGGATATTGTAGAATCGGGTGAGTGTCCTAACCTGCTCCTGTCTGGTAAAGCAGGAACGGGAAAGACAAGCGTAGCCCGCGCACTCTGTAATGAACTTGGCGCCGATTGGATTATCATCAACTGCTCAGAAGATGGTAATATTGATACTCTGCGTACCAAGATTCGGCAGTTTGCATCTACAATCTCCCTATCCGAGTCTAAGAAGGTAGTCATCCTAGATGAGTTTGACTACTCAAATGCTCAATCTATTCAGCCAGCATTACGCGGTGCGATTGAGGAGTTTGCAAAGAACTGCCGATTCATTCTGACTTGTAACTACAAGAATCGTATTATTGAGCCAATTCATTCTCGTTGTACCTGTATCGACTTCAACATTCCCGCTAAGGAGAAGCCTGAACTAGCCAAGCAGTTCCTAAAGCGGTGCGAAATGGTGCTAAAGAATGAAAAGATCGACTTCGATAGCAAAGTTTTGTCCCAACTCATTATAAAGCATTTCCCTGACTTCAGAAGGACTTTAAACGAACTCCAGAGGTATTCTGCTGCGGGTGTGATTGATGTCGGTATCCTTAGCGAAGCCGGTCAGTTGAAGATCAAGGATCTGATGGGTTATATGAAAGAAAAGGACTTCAGTTCGGCTCGTTCTTGGGTTGTCTCCAACATGGACAACGATCCACAGCACATCTTCCGTAAACTCTATGACGGGTTATATGAGTACTTGAAGCAGGGTTCGATTCCTACTGCCATTCTGACGATTGCTGAGTATCAATACAAGTCGGCTTTTGTGGCCGATCAGGAGATCAATCTAGTGGCTTGTGTTGTGGAACTAATGATGGGATGTGAGTTCAAATGAAACTAGGTGACTTCCTAACAGCCATTAATTACTCAAAGGAAAGCCTTCTTGACGGAGAGAATAATCTCAACGAGAAGGACTATACACCCTATGTTGTAAATCGGTGTTTATCCTACTTTCCTGACACCGTGCTGCAATCTAATCAGATGAATGTACTTCCATCCATCGGAAAGAAGATGCACTTCGATTATCTGCGTCTTTCTGTGAGACAGCGTAAGCGTTTCAGCAAATGGCTTAAGGATGAGGAGAGTGAGATAATCGACATGCTTAAGCAAGTCTATAACTATTCTCATAAGACAGCCAAAGAAGTTCTTCCTCTGCTATCCGAAAAGGATATTGAGTTACTAAAGGAACAGACCTTTACGGGTGGTCAAAAGTAGCCATATTCTAAATATCTGTGCCGATGATGAAGAGGCATTAGGTATTTAAAGAAATGGTTTACTATGAATAACACGGAAGATATATTTGAAGGCTATGGTGTAGAAGTTAGCCTTAAACACGAAGATGACTTTCTAAAAGTAAAAGAAACACTGACCAGAATTGGTGTATCTTCTCGTAAAGAAAAGAAACTGTATCAAAGTTGCCATATATTGCATAAGCGAGGACGCTATGCAATCATGCATTTCAAGGAACTTCTTGCTTTAGATGGTTTGGAAACAGATACAAGTGAAAATGATATTGCAAGACGCAATACTATTGTTAAACTATTGACTGAGTGGGGTCTAATAACACCACTGAGTGAGAAATACAAAAATGAACAGTTAAGTATTGCTCAATTGAAAATCATCCCATACAAGGAAAAGAAAGAATGGGAATTGGTTCCTAAATATCATATAGGTAAATAATATTATGAATACACTCGTGGTTTCTTATTTTAGTGATGTAGATGGTAGAACCTATTACAGCGACCATGCAAAACGATTTTTGAGTGAATGCAACAATTTTGCCATTCCCCATGAAGTCATGCATCTTCCATCTCAGGGCAGTTACCAAAAGAACTGTTTACTCAAACCAAAATTCATTTATTCTAGACTAATAGAACATCGAAGACCATTAGTTTGGTTTGATATCGACACATTCATTCTCAAAGAGCCAAATGCATTTGATGGATTGTCAAGTATGGGAATTAATCTTGGTGTTGCTGCCAATGATCCAAAAAATGTAATGACGGTTAAAGCATCGCCTCTCTGGTTTAATTACAATACAGAAACTTTGCAATTTGTTCGTGATTGGATTATGCAGTGTGATCATGTCTTGTCATCTCAAGGTAAGGTGTTTGATCATGAAACATTTTTAGGTTGCTTATTTCAGTATGTCAAAAACAAAAAGATTGCAATCTTGGATGAAAGTTATTGTGCTTGGCCTGGAGAACAGAATGAAAATACAGTATTAATGATGGGTCTATCTGACTCTCCTTCTAAGAAGGGTGCATTAAAGGAAATGGGATACGACGATTCTACGATAGACTGGCAATCTCCCGGTAATTCGTTCATGGAAGCAAAAGTATGAATAAACTTATTGGTTATGGATATCCGTTTGATTATAGACATTCATCTTGCTCAAATAGAACACCAAAGACATTTAGTTGGGATGTTCCAAAGGTAAATGAACCAATAGACAAACTTGTCTTAATAGACAATGCAATAATGGAATATGAGAAAATACCATCTGATATTCCTTTGCTTTATGGTTGGGTTTGTGAGTCTAGATCAATCGTACCTGAGTTGTCAAATTTTATTGCTGTAAATCATAGCAAACTCAAGAAACGATTCAAACAGATCTTTGTATCTGATAAACAACTAATACAATTTGGATATGAGTACTGTCCAGCGGGAAGCAATCTGCCTTGGATCGCAGAAAGCAAATATGCGATCTATCCAAAGACAAAACTGGCAAGCATGGTTGCTTCTGCAAAAACATACACAGAGGGGCACAGAATCCGTCATGCATATGCAGAGAAGTTCAAGAATCATATAGATTTATTTGGTGGTGCTTGTGGTTCTCCCAGACTTGGTAATTCTTCTGCTTTGATTTCTGATTTTTCAAAACCGTGGGATTCTAAGCCACAGGGAATCGTGGATTACATGTTCCACATCGTCGTTGAAAACGACTTCTATGATGATTACTATACCGAGAAGATAACTGATTGTTTTGCAACTGGAACCATTCCTGTTTATGCGGGAAGCCCATCCATTGGAAAGCATTTCAACCATGATGGAATAATACAACTAAACCAAGCATTTGATATAAAGTCTCTGACTCCAGAATTGTATTATTCAAAGATGGATGCAATCAAAGATAATTTTGAGCGAGTAAAGAATTTAGTTTGTGCCGATGATCGACTGTATGAACTGATACAGAGGAATTAAAATGTGGACATTTGGTATTTGTTATGCAACCGATGCTTATGTTTCTGCTATTGTTAATTCAATAAAGAATCAGCACGGTATAGAAAATAAATTGGAAATCATATTGATTGGTCCTAGACTGAAGACTATTGACTCACTACAAGATAGTGCAACAAGAGTTATAGTTTTTGAAGATATCGTTCCGGGCTGGATTACCATGAAAAAGAATCTGATTGCTCAGAATGCCAGCAATGAGAACATTTGTTTCCTTCATGACTATGTGGCATTGTGCGAGGGATGGTTCGATGGTTATGAGCAATTTGGTTATGATTGGGATGTTTGCATGAATCCAGTTAGGATGAGCAATGGTCTAAGACACCGCGATTGGTTTACTCAACACAGACCACTTCAATTCTTGGACTACCGAGACAATACAAGAATAAGAGAAATGTATGTAAATGGTGCATATTGGTGCGCTAAGACAAAGTTTATGTTGGAGAATCCTCTGGATTACAGAAGAGTGTGGGGACAAGGTGAAGATCTTGAGTGGGCATCTCGTTGCCAGAATCGTTGGAACTATAGACTGAATCCATCTTCTGTTGTTCGATACCTCAAAGACAAACCAGAATCTGATTGGA